ACTTATTGGCCTTAGGTTCGGGCTGAGGGTCCCGGCCTGCGAGAACCTCCGCTGCCCGTCCCTTACCAAACACCTGATCGAAGCCATCTGCTTTCTCCGGGTTGGCTAACAGGCTATCGACAGCCTGCTGTGGGATTCCTTCATAATCTGCCATTTGGGGGTTTCCTTAGTTTAATACCCGTAGAACGTGCGCCTCACTTTCGTGGCCGCTTCGTACTTCGTGATGGTTCCGTCTTCGTTGTGATCGAGACCTGAATTCTGTCGGTAGGCCTCGGTGCCACGACGGAAGAGAACGTAGCCATCGGGTTTGCCGATTGCTTTGGGCCATAGGACGGCCATATAGATGTCGTCCAAGTTGCCCCCTGAGAGGCGGTCCCCGAATTGGTCGAAGTATTTCTCGACGTACACGAGTTGCTCAGTTTGGGACATCTGAGCCAGTTCAGCAGTGGTTGTACCTAGGCTTCGGGCTGTCTTAGGCATGAATTGGATCAAACCAGTTGCACCGGACCCTGCTTGGTTTGTTTCTGCTGGATCGAACGAACCACCTGTTTCAAAGTCCATGATCGCCATGAGAGCATTGGGAGGGATATTGTACTTCGTGGCCAAACGACTGATGCCCTCTTTAAAATCGGGGTTGTCCTGAAGGACACGGGTAGCAGATTCCAGTGTTGTCCGAGTGTCCTCACCATCGGTAAATCGGTTGATCATCTCGCCATAGAAACCTTCACGAACTGGAGAGTATTCCTGATCAGTATTGGGATCATCGAACGGCGCTGGCTCTTCTTCCAGTGCCTGTGGATCGATCTCAACAGGTTCAGCGTCAGTAGGCTCGATTAGTGTCTCTTCGCCTTGAACACCTTCGGTCTCCGCTTTGTCGTCGTCAGCCATCTTTCTGAACTCTTCCGCAGCAGCCGCATCTTCTTCCTCTTGGCGTTCTTCCAGTTCATCGGGGACACCTAGGACTTCACCAGCTTCTGGCTGGCTTTTCGCCTTCTGACCCATCTGGTGGGTGAACACCTTGGTGAGTTCCTTGATGGCAGCCGCTTCTGCTTGCTCATGGAGTTCCATTAGTGCAGAGGGGTCCGACATATCCACTTTCTTACTGTTGTTCACCAAGAAGCTGTTATATGCTTCGATGCCTTGGGTCTTGATGAACGGAGCTTGGTCCGTGCTGATGTATTTGTTGCCCTCAGAGAATGTCCCGAGTGTATCCCCGAAGCTCTTACGAAACCGACGGATTATGGGATCGTTGATGATCGAGCCTTCATCAGTGGATTTGAAGGAATGATCTACATATCTGGAGATTTCATTACCTGTCAGGGCCGTTGGATTTGCAGCAGTGAAGTTTTTAAGTTCATCGATCTTTTCTGTTCGTGTCTTTGCGTTATACAGGTCCTCTTCGAATTCGATACGTTGCTGTGTGGTGATCGTAGGATCGGTGACCTCCTTGCCTCGGATGAGTGTGGACTGCAGGCTATTAAGGTTCTTGAAGTGAATACCCTCAACGCCATTCTGAGCGGCCCATTCTGTGATATCGGTGTACGGGTTCTTTTGGAGTTGCTCGTACCACGACTGAGTGACCTCAAGCCCACGTTCCCTCCGTGCTTCCGCCTCTTCGGCACTCTCACGGTTGGCCTTGCGCTGGATTTTAGCCTCAACCGCCTCCCGGGCATTTGCAAGACGATCATTGTTTGTCTGAGACAGCTTGAGTTTCCCCGTATCGTGGGCCTTAGCCATCACGAAGAGCGACGCAGGGTCGTTGTTTATGTTCGCATGACGGATTGCTGCTCCAACCACTCGGTCGTTCGCTTTGGCACCGTCTGTGGTGTACATCATATCGGCTTCGTTCGCGATTGCGTCGACTGCCTCTTCCATGTCGAGATCACCGCTGGACAGGTCGTCGAACACGCCAGATACGATCTCATCGTACGCGTCCATGCTTTCCTGTTCGAGGCGCTTGTTGGTGAACGCAGTGTGGCGCGCTGCCAGATTTTGAGTGATCTCGTTGATGATCGGGAGTGCCCCAGCGATCTTGTTCGGGTCGTCCCCGAGGCTGTCAATGAAGACGGCGACGCGGTCGTTCATCCACTGGCGGACGGCAGTTCCGTCATCGTCGGTATATTTACCGGGCCACTCTTCGTAGGCCCGATAAGTTTCCGGCTTAAAGCGTTGTCCTGCGGCTTTACCACGGGTTTCATTGAGGCCAGCCATGTAGAATGATGAGTTCTGGCGGAAGATGGAGCCTGTCTTGACGCCCTTCATTTCCTCACCAGCTTGTTCACGCATTGCGTCTGCGACGCCCTGTTGGGTTTCATCTTTGCGACGCTGGGATTTGAGCCGGTTGGCCTTCTCTTCGAGGAGACCCCCAAACGCGTTCAAGCCCTGTTGGAATGCTTGTTCACCCCGGCGATCCCGCGAAGGGGCATAGTAATTGTCGAGGACCTTAGCGAAACTACGCGCTGGGCTTCGGACTTCGACTTCGGGATTTACCCGTGTATTGCGAGGTGCCATTATGTGTTACTCCATTCCGTAACGGACGATAGGGGTGAGTGCTTTCGCTGCGTCCCCCAATCCGAAACTGGTGGTGGACACTGAGTTGATCTTGCCTTGGGTGCCAGCACGAATATTTCTGAAGTTCGCATCGGTTTGATCCGAGAGGCTAGACATCTCTTGATTAGTGCGCTGGGTGTTCCGCTGGGAGGCCATACGCTGATCGGAGAGCATGGCCTTAACCGAGTTACCCTGTACGCCGTTGGCGATAGCAGCGGTATAAGCGTCGGCCTGAGCCGCTCGGCCCGCTAGGACGCTATCGAAGCCCCCTTGGATCAACGAACGGTTCTGCTCGATGTATTGGCGACCTTGTTCCTCGATCTTATTATTCTGCGCGGTGATGGCGTTTCTTCTGTTAGCCGCCGCTGCTTCATTCTGGTCTCTGATTGCAGACATGCTCTTCGCTGCGGAGAGTCCAGCCATCGCAATCGTGGTTGGTTCACACATATTCTTGTTTCTCCACTATGCGGGTGAACTCGAGGAACGGTCGTTGCTCTTTCCCGAAGTTCTCGTGTTTCTTGATAATCGTGAAGCCAGCCCACTTGATCCACCTGTGGTGGGTAGTGTTACGGGCATCTGTGAAATTGAATACGAGATCGTATCCTCGAATGAGGCCGTTGATCTCACCTCGGCTTTCCCTTAGGAACTGCCGTTGGATTTGAGTTATACCTTTCGAGGCCAGCATCCATATGACGCCGACCCTAGGCTGATCTGTGGGGACAACCCCGAACATACCGACGGGGACACCAGTGGGAAGACAGATCGACCTCGTGGTGCCACCGGGGTATGTGAGGCCATGCTTGAGTGCCTGCTCGGGGGTGTGCCCTGAGTATGCTTGGACCTCGGCCACGTCAGCATCCCGCATGTCTTGAGCGACAATAGGGATGTCTGCGCTGTTTGCAGTTCTGACGTAGCCTTTATTGGTCATTATACTCTCTTAGCCTTTTGCTTATAAACAGCCGTCCACTCAACGGAGCCAATGGATACCGGGTAGGGTTGGTTGGATTTCAGTTGGATGATCACTTCCTCATTTTGAGCAAACACTGGAAACTTGAACTCTCCTGTATCCTTTGGAATGAGATCGACCACGTTATCAGGGTCACCTAAGAGCCTACCGTTAAACACGGATACCGACGTTTGGCTGCCCTTGGGGGTAACGTGAGCCTCGAAGTAAGACGTGTTGGTATAGATCACAGAGAAATAACGGAGCTGTAGCCGCCCATCTTGGATGGGGCTTTCACCTTCACTGCCTTTCTCTCGGAGATACTGACTTGAGAACTCATAGAGAAACTCGTAGTTGATCCCTGCGGTGATTTGGTTAGCCGTTACGTCACCGGGGATCACATAGGTGTTTGCGGCTGACTTGGTAACACCGTCGTATGGCGCAAATGCCCCTGCATCGGTCTTGTAGAACTCAAGGATCGCAGGGGTGTCGTAGGGGGTCACAACGGTTGTCTCGTCGGCGGTCCCGTCGTAGGTGATCGACGTGAAGTCTGCCTTGGTGATCTGGTGATCGAGCAACAGTTCCTTTTCGAGAATAGGCTCTACCAAGATACGGTCAATATGCACATCATCGCCCACCTTGTAGACGAGGTAGAGGTATCCCTCGAGGAACCCCATTCCCACGATGTTCACATTCTCATCGAAGGTCCACTTGCACCATGCGGATTGGATTTTCTTCCGCTCCGTGATGTACCACTTGTAGACGTAGAGTTCGTTGGGCTTGTCCTCAGAAAGGGCCAAGAACACGTCAGCCGCTGTGGATGCGGCCAGCCCTCGAATGTTCAAGGGAATGTAGCTGGGAACCTGAACAGCGATGTCTTCGCCACTCACTGTCTTACGATCACCGTCGATGAAGATTTCCCGTGCGAGCGAGTTCGTGGCACCCTCCGCGATGAAATATGCGCTTGACCCAACGGTCACAGGGGCGACCAGAGTTGAACACGGGTATCCTGTCGAGTTGGTGATGCCCACAGTTTCAGCGGATAGGACGTTGGCCGAGGACAAACGGAACTGTTGCTTGTCCGAGAAGAGGATCAATTCGTCAGAGAACGACGCTGCGTGATACAGAGTTGAAACTCGGCCTGTCGTGGATGCAATATCAATCAAGTCTGTGGACAGGAGCTGAACCACGGTGGTTCTATAGAAGTTCTCAAGTTTTTGCCACTTCAGACAGGATAACATTCTCACCTGACAGAAGACCTAGGCGACCTTTGAAAAGAAACATATTGTTGATCTTTTGACCGACGAAGCTGGGGTCGGGGTTACTATCTTCGTCCCCAACCAAGCGGTCCTTCCAATCGTTTTGACGGAACTCGAACTGGTTGGTCCCTACCTTCACGAGGACGTGGGGCATGGTTGCCGCGTCCAGACCGCGCTTGGCCTCATAGCCAACACTCTCGGTCCAGATACCATCCTTGAACTCGACCCAATAGCTACTGCCGGCTCCCCCCAAGTCACCTTTAATTTTCACCAAGCGACCATTGAGTTCACTCGGAGGCAGATCATCGAACGCCTGAATGGTGTCCGTATAGGCTTCCATAGAGCCACCACCAAACTCATCGAGAACGGTGAGCTTCTCTCCAGCTGCAATGTCCAGCGTGACGGTTGTGCCCACGGCCTCTGCGCTTAGGTAACCATTGGTCCGCATGTCCGCTGCCAGATTTCGAGCGATCTCTGCGGTGCCCTCGAGGGCAGTATCTGCAGTTGTGTTGGCGCTTGTGGCCGTCGATCCAGCCAAGGTGTCTCCCACGTAGACCGCATAGTTCACTGAGGCCACAGCCTTCTTGATGAACACGGAGCCTTTCAGTGCCGGGTTCTGACGAAAGTCGCCAACACCCGTGATCGGTATTTGCGACGTGCTGGTGGTGACGTAGGTGGGTCCTGCGACGGTAGCATCGTCAGTGACATCAAAGGTGATCGTGGTGTACGCTCGTTCAGCGGAGGTGTACCCTCGGGCGACCATGTCGTTGAATAGACCTGTAGTGATGTCTACGAGAGTGTCTGCGGGGATTTCCTCTTGGACAAGATAAACACCGCCGCCGGGGTCAGTGATTTCCGGCTGCGGTGTGGCAGATGTGTACTCCGCGTAGGTCGTCCCATCGACTGTAATGGTGTACGTGAAGCTGTCCACGGCCTGATTGATGGTTACCTGCCCCACGGTCTTTAGGGATGCAGAGGCCTCAGGGATGTCTGTTGCCTGAACCATAATATCCGTGTTGAGCATGAACGTGGTATCAGCCACTGTGACAAAGCGCATCTTGCGCCAGATATCGGCGGTGGGCAGGTAATCCTTCCCATAGGGGAACGATACGGTCTGCTTTGTCCCTTCCTCGTCATACAACTCTAGGTCCCCATCGCCACACACGAGGATATACTTCTCGTTTGCGTCACGGTTAATCATGTGGACCGCTGCGGTGTCACTCACGGCCATGTTTGGGGATAGCTCACGGACGAACTCCGAGGGCGGTCTCTTGATCAACCCTGAGACCACTGAGGGGAACGCGTTCACCATCTGCTCACCTGATGTTTTCAGGCGTGAAGACGATGGCTGTTGAGAAACCCCAGACACGAGGTTGGGGATCGTGTTTGCCACGAATGCCATGGTGGGGATTACTCCATTTTAGATCTTAATTATCGTTCTAGGTAACCGAACGGGTGGCGACGTATGGTGCCAGTAGTGGTCCAGTTATCAGTGAGTGCGTTGTTGCGCTCACTTCGAAGCTCGTCAGCCATGAGGATTGCCATGGCCTGCATCTCGTCGCGCATGTCACTTCCGTCCTCGCGACCTTCCACTCTGTTTTGGAAGACCCTTGCCGCTTTCAACGCGATGTACCGACGGGCTGTCTCGGGGAGTTCTTCGAATGTAAGGGCAATAGTGATCTGAGTCTTCACAACCTCAGTGAACCTGTATGTGCGGTTATCACGGTCGTAGAGAGCAGGCCCTCGAAGGACCACGTCTCGCCCCTCGTCTTCCCCATAGCTACGGACGGCCATCGTGCCAGACGGGAGTACAATGTCCCCATAGTTGTTAGGCGTCAGGGGGTAATTCTTATCGGTGTTCCAGTGCCAACCTCGGGATTGCAGCTCACGGTTCACCTTGCGTACGAAGTTGAGCGCAATCTGAGCATCTACACTGATGTCACCTGAGATTGAACTCACGGGCGACTGTCCGATGTTCTCAAGGCACTCATTGACGGCTTCGAGTTCCGTCGTTGGCGTGATGAGGTAAGCCATTAGTGATCCTTTCTCGGGTAGGCTGAAAATACCCCCTCTCGTGCGATACGAGAGAGGGTGTTGTCGTTTAGGTAATCGCTACCATACAGGAAGGATTAGTCCGCTGCGGTAAGCGTACGGATACCTTCGGGACGGACAGCGCCGTGGCCGCAAGCCATCTTGGAGACCATCAGGGTGCCCTGACGGCGGATGTCGTACTCGCTCTCGGAAGCCAGCTCCATCAGCTTGACGGTGGCGAGCGCGGTGCGCTGCATGACCAGAGCGGAGATGCCCGTCGTGTCCGTCATGTACTTCGTGTTGAAGTCAGGGTATTTAGTGGTGTTCGCTGTGTGGTCGATGCCTAGGTTGGCCGACTTCACGATGGACATGCCTGCAACCTTCATGATAGTACCAGCGGAGTACGAACCGTTGTCACCGAAGTCACGGTCGACCAGCTTGTCGCTCTGTACGAGCTTCCAATATGTCGAAGGCGAGACGATCACAAAGCGATCATCGGCTGGCAGGTACAGTTCATCCATGGCAGCAGCTTCTTGGTAAAGAGCTTCAACGATGGTAGCGACTGTTGGGGTTTCACCAATGTTGGTGTTGGTCGCAGCACCTTGGTCAGCAACGGCACCATCGTCAGCAGCGGCTGCGGTCTTGACAGCCAACGAGATCAGCGAGCGGTCATAGGTTTGCGCGAGGGCAGCACCCATCTGCAGAGAGTATTCCGAGCGAACCTCATAGTGGTTCTTGGCTTCGTCAATGTTGGCGATGAAGCTGTTGGAGACCAGAAGGTCATCAATGGTCACGACTTTCTCGCCGTGTTCGACGTTGCTGCCAAGGATTTCAGCGCCGGGAGTGTGGTACTCAGCACCGATGCGACCGATGGCAGGGAATTGTGCCGACTTACCGCTCGTGATGTTACGAACGCGGGTCTTGTCGGCCATTACGGTGTTCGCGTTGAACGAGGACATAACCTCGCCCGAGAACACCTTGAGGAACAGGGCGTCGTTGGCACCGGCGAGATTGGCCTGACCAACGCGGCTAGGGTTAGCAGCAGTCATTGGGTAATCCTTTCTGAGGATTTGAAGTTTTATGAAGGGTATTTGCGCGAATTGCGCGGTTCACCTCAGGACTTCACAGCGCCACGTCTCATGGGTTATCCTCCGCAGAGGGCCTCACGGTTGTGAGTTCGTTGTTCTTGTCTTGTTTGGTGGGATAGAGTGGTTAGCTAGACGCACTCGTGGAGACACCAGCAGCATGGCGCGGCGGACCGATTTAAGATGTTGGCCCTCTACTGGTGTCTTCAGGAATGCGCCGGGGGACCCTTCTAAGGCCCCCAGCGTGTAGTAGTTATTTCTTGGGTCGGTTCTTTGATCTGGACATGATCTTGAGGTTTGATGTACCGTTACCGGCTTCCGTTCCTCGTTTGTGATCCACGTCCTTGCCTTTAAGTGCAGCCTTGCTGTTATTCTTGATCATGAGACGACGAGCCGCATTTCGAGCGACACGCTTCTTGACCTGCTCAGGCCGAGCTTGGTAGGCTTTGTCATATTTGGAATACTTGCGACCTGATGGTGCAGCCATTTTTCTTATCCTTGCAGAGGGAAGAGTAACCCTGTCCCTCCATCAGGGAGATACTAGGATCACCTCCTCCCGTGAGTACGTTCGAAACCATATCGGTTCCTCCAAAGTTACAGGATTTTGGATCGTCCCAGCTTGGCCTCGACCTTGGCGCGGAACGCGGGGTTCTTGCCGTACTCAGGATTAGACATATCTTTCATTAGGTCAGCAGTGCTTTCGTACACGGCAGAACCTGAGGTATTCGGCTTACCCGAGAGCTGACGACCGGGTTCAGTACCGTTGACACCCTCGTACTTGGCCGAGAGATCACGAATGGCCATCTTGACCGCCGAGGGGTTACCCGTCTCGAGGACCGAGTTGAACTCGTCAACCTCAGCATCTGACAGGTTATCACCGGCCCACGCGGTCAGCTTATTGTACGCCTCGATGTCACCACCGATAGGCTCGAGCAGCTCCTTCTGGGCCGCTGCGGCCTGAGCTTCCTGACCTGTGATGTAGGACTGAACCATGTCCTCAGTGATGCCAACCTTAGAGAGCGCCTCAAGGCTTTCCTTGGACAGCTCACCGCTCTCAGCGTACTCCTTGCTAAGGGCATCCATATCGAGACCAGCTTCATCGACAGCCTTCTCAGCGGTAGCGTCAGTGTCTTTGTCGTCAGGTGCCTCGCCTTTACTCTTGGCCTTCTCGAGTTCAGCATAGGCCTTAGCCATGTCCTCAGGTGTCTTGAACTTCTCAGGGAGCCACTCAGGGCGCTCTGGGGTTTCATCCTCACCGTTCAGCTTTGGTTCATCCTTAACCGCCTTGTCAGCATCTTGTGCGGCGGCAGCAGCTTCCAGACTATCGTCTTTCTCGTCTGCTTTAATGGTTACTTGTTCTACCATGTTGATTTAGCCTTCTTGAGGTTGTACAGCCTGACGGACTGCCTCGGAGCCTTCTTTGGCTACGGCGGGGACAGCTTTCTCAGCCATCTGAGCCATCATCTGTTGCTGTTGTTGTTGTTGAGCTTCTGCCCGTTCTTTCTCGAGTTGCTCTTGGGTCTTCACGAGACCGTCGAGGTCGATACCGAGGGCGGTGCCGATACGGGTAATGTAATCACCCACGTTCATGTACTGGCCCAGAACCTCAGGCCCGAGGGGCGCGAGTGCTTTGAGCAGCATGTCGTATTTGGTAAGATCATGACCACGTCCCAGTGCTTCCAGACCAGTAACAATAGTTGGCTTGGCGACACCATCGGGCAGCGAGGGGAGCTTCTTCTTCTTTGTCAGGCGGTCAATAACACGCATGACGTAGGGCAACTGATACTCTTGCGAGAGGATCGAGTAGACACCGCCTAGGGCATCCTCGAGTTCACCCGCCATGTAGCGGACTTCCTCTGCCGTGACTCGTTCACCTTGGCGCTGCACTGCGCTGTTCATGAGGAACGCATAGCTGAGACGCTCGATCAGTTGACCGATCTGCCTTTCAGCAACGCTCATGTCGGCCTGTTTGTTGACTTGTAGGGCCTGAACGTCGTCCATAGCACCTGAGACAGCAGCACCGTTCTCAGCGGACATCACGTCCCTGGCTCTGGTGACACCATTGGGGCGCACGAGGAACACGAGGCGAGCAGCCGCAGCCGATCCCTCGAGTAGGGCCTTTGAGAGACCCTCGAGGGATATTAGGTCACCGAGGTATTCTTCGACGTAACCACGACCGTAATCTTCGCCGTCGATACGCGTCCACCGGAGAGCAATTACAGGCGACTTTAGCTTAGGCCATGTTCCTTCTGATTTAGGGACACGGACGCCATTCGCTTCTTGGTACGACTTAATCTTGTCGTTCTCGAGGTAGAACTTGGTGTGCAGCTTGACGGTGGCCTTAGGATCAGGACCATTATCAGCTTCTGCAGCATTGAGTTCATCAGCGATAAGCTCACGTATATCCTCGGCCACTGATGCGAACGCCATCTCTTCTTCGATGATACATTCGATCATTTCGCCCATGGCATCACGAGTGACGACATAGCGGGACAATGGGAACACTCTGGTTCCACCATCCTTGGGGAGGTATAGGAGGACGTTGCCGCCGACGATAAGGTGTTTGAGGGCTTCGAAGTGGGCAGACCGATCACCGCTGTCCTCGATGGACTGCATGACTGACCGCTCGTACTTCCCGAGCTGTTCATCAACCTTCGCCCTAGCGCCATCTTCCTGTGCCAGTTCGTCCGCCATGAAGTCATCCACTCGCATAGTGAAGAACGGAGAGTTGGGCGGGAATAAAGACAATAGGAGCTTGGACGCTAGGTTGTTTACCCCACGCGCACCTACGCCTTGATAGGGGGTGGGATAGTTGGTATGCTTGCCTGTCCCTGATGCAGGGATTAGCGTTGGGATTGTCAGCTTCGAGCCTTCCCGCGCCCTCTCGAGGTACACCTCACGGTTGGTCGCAAGCAGCTCGTACCGGGCTTGGCATGTGCCTTGGTTTTCCATGGGTTCCTCTCAGGGATTTATCGGGTGTTTATACGCCGGTCTTCTTGGGGATGCCGCCGAGACTGGAGGAGCTGGAACTTGAGCCTTTGTCATCATATTTGTAGCGGCTCAAACCTTTGGCCTTCTTCTTGGTCTTGCTCTCTTTGTCGCTGTCCGCAGACTTAGGTGCGATCTGTTCGAGAACGGGAGGTGGCGGTGGAGGTGGCGGCGGCGGGGGTGCGCTAGATGACATACACATGGTTTTAGTCTCCTTGAAGGATTGTTTGATTTTGCTCGGCGTGAATGCTTCGAAGGTGTCTCACTAGATCGACCTTGCCCGCGTTCCACCAGATTTCCCTCTCCCCTGATTTCAAAGAGGGAGAAGCATCGGGGCAGATACCTTCAAGGTACTCAACGAGTTCTTTAGTGATCTCTGGGATATGCTTCATAGGGGAAATCCTTTGGGGTGTTATTCTCTAGGGTGTCGGGTATTTCCTGTGGACCTTGAGGAGGTCCATGGCGCGGGTGCAATAGTTGCAACCCGGTGTGCCATAGACGGTGTATTTCATTTGGTCAGTGCCTCCCATGAGACCGGATAAAGGGGTTGGATGATCTCACCGATCTGCCTAGCGATCTCTTGGACTTCGCGCTGGGCATGACTGTCGGATCGCTGAACGAACACGTTGGCGAAGCTGTATAGGTTCCCCGTCCAGTACCATTCAGTTTCCATGGCTTGTGGGAGGACCATACGAGCCTGCTCGGCGCATACTCCCGCTGCGATCATGCCTTTGTAGGTGGCCTCAGCCTCCTCGATCAGTTCCAGATACTTGCTCTGTGCCCACTCGTCTTGAGCACAGGGTCCATCACTGGAGCCTTGTTTGACGTTGTCAGCAGCCCCACGCCACTCCGAGGGGAAGTGGAACTCAGGGTCATCTGAGATGTACCTGCGGCTTACCTCGTTCCACACCATGCCCACCTGATGCTTGCCTAGCTGGCGAGCCACGAAGATTGGTGCCTT